CGGACGTAGCGCAGGTCCTTGCGCGCCTCCTCGCGGATCTGCTGCTCCGCGTTTTCGATCAGACGGAAACGCTCGCGCGCCGTAGCCAGGATGTCTTCTTCGGACTGCTTACGAGCCACCTGGGAACCAATCGATGATGATCACAATCGGATCAGAGACAAAGCACATGGGATTGCAAAAAAAGCCCGGCCATCGCGAATGACAAAAACGATGGCCGGGCAGCCGTGCTAGTCACTTCTTAGGCTGCGGAGCCGGGGGCTGCTCGGGAGGTTGCCCCGGAACATGCGGCGGAACGTTGCCGCCCGCGCCCTGCGGCGGTGGCGCGAGCACCCATCCTTTACCGGGAACGAAGGCAACCGTCCACCCGCCAGCGATGGGCTGCGATGGAGTGCCCGGGGGCAGTGGCTCGCCAGGCGGCAGAACGATGGGATGCTCCGGCGATCCCGGCTGGGGCGGCGGCCATACACCAGGCGGTGGAGAAACGGGGCCTCCACCAACTGTTGGCGGTGGTGCGCCACCCCAGAAACCGGGAGGCGGCGGGACTGGTCCCGTACTTGGATAATAGGGCGGCGGGACCGGCCCTGTGCTCGGATAAGGCGGTGCAACACCGCCCCAGAAGCCCGGAGGATTCGGCATGGGTCCGCCACCAACGTGTGGCGGTGGAACCCATGGTCCTCCCCAAATGTCCGGAGGTGCTCCGCCCCAAATGCCGGGAGGCGGCGGGACGGGGCCGGTACTCGGATATGACGGCGATCCGCCCCAGATACCCGGCGGGTTCGGCATGGGGCCGCCGCCGACATGCGGCGGTAGCGGCGATCCCTGCCCATAGCCGGGGTCTACAGGCGAGGGCGGCCCCGCCGGAATGATGTAATAAGCTTGCATGCGTTTCTTCCTTTCCACAGTCACGAAGTCTTTACTTGCCGAGGACGCGGTTGGCCTTCGCCTTGATCTTGGCGGCCGAGGACGGCGACAACTTCCCCGCATCGACCATCTGCGTAGCGCGCGCCTTCGCGTTAGCGGCGTGAGCCTTATCGGGCATCGGGAAGCGGCGCGATCCGGGGAGCCCGAACGTGTTCTCGGATAGCTTGTCTCGTCCTTTGGTGGTCAATTTAGCCATAACGTTCATTTCCCTTTCATCAGCCGGTTGAGGCTGTTCGTTACGGGTTTGCGCGCAGGCCTGGGCTTGGGGATCTTCGCGCCGGCCTGACGCGCGGTATTGAGAGCGATCGCGACAGCCTGCTTGGGCTTTCTGCCGGAATCTACAAGCTCCGAAATATTCCGGCTGATTACCGCTTTACCTTTGCCCTTCTCCAACGGCATGCTTTTTCTGTTTCCCGGCCTTGATGGCGGCGCGGATGGCTTGGCGAAAACTTCTCTCCGGAAGTCTCCATCCATACGAGCCGACTTCTTGCTGGATGACGTCATTATGGGAAAGCCAATCCAGCATTTCCGCTTTTTGCTTAATCTGCCAAGACAACTCGCCAAGCAAATCTTCCAGGCTGTCTCCATGGCCGGTGGAAAAGCCCTCCCGGATCATCCACTTTGCCACTGTCTCCCGGCACTGGCAGGCTTCAGCCCCGTAAACGTATAGCGGCTCTCCCGTTTCAGCGGTCATGCTATCGGTGGACCACCTAGAAACGCTTTTGGGGGATTTGCCCTTGATCAAAGGCATAACTCAGTCATCCGTCTCGTCAGGCATGGCATCCAGCGGCTCGTACTCGAGGTACGGCCATGGAGCGATGTTTGGGGCGACCCAGCCGGGATCCTTGAACATGTCCCTGGATCCGATCCACGGTGCTCGTGTAACTTGACTTAGAAGTTCCTTCCTGGCTGCGCGCCAATAGTCCTCTTTTTTGAGCGGCATCAGTCCGTCTCGTCCGCCTCATGCGGCATCGCCTCTTTGCTGATGTACGGCGGATATTCGCTCTGCCGCGTCGCCGTTCCGTGCGCGGTCTTGAGCGCGTGCATCTGCGGATCCGTGCAGGGCCGCCCGGTAGACATGTCCTTGTCGTTTCCGTTGTCGTTTCCGTTTTTCGCCATGGTTACCTCCTAACTCATCCACGATCCGCCGCCGGCGAAGGCGAAGCGGTCCTCGGGTTCCTTCTCGACCGGCGCCACATGCGCCGCGAACGTCAGCGCCAGCGCATCGGCGTTATCCGGCGATGCAATGCCGCGTTTCAGCATGTCCTGCTTACTCTCGAGCACCAGCTGCTCTCTGCGGTTGCGGTCCGCGCACGGTCCGGTGAGATCGTTTTCGAGCACGGTGTCGGTGACGATGGCGCCATGCTCCAGCCAGTCGCGCAGTTTGTTCCACATGTACGCGCGCATGTTCGCCTGGTGGCGGTCGGGAGAGTTCGCGCCGAAGTTCACTTCCTGCACGTTCGAGAAACCCATCGACTTCAACCGCTCGACATATGGCGCTCCGTAAGCCGAATCGACGAACAGCATCGCTACCTTATGTCCCACCCTGCGGTCGCTCAGAATCTCGGCCAGCTTCGATAGCATCGGTCCGCGATCGTTGCGGGTAAACTCGCCCGGAATGCGAATCGCCGGGATCGAGCGTGCATCGTAGCCGCGGCGGAAGGCGATCACGTTCCACGCTGCGCCGCCTCCGGAAACGTCGAAGCCGGCGATCAGCGGATCATCGGCAAAGGATTTGGCCTCCCTCCGCTGAGCCTCCCATATGCGCTCGGAATCGATGAACTGGAAATCGCCGGCGCGCGGCGCCACGCCGCGAACGCGCACCCGGACGAAGTCGCTGTCCTCGCCCCAGTCCTCAATCCACTCATGGATCAGCGTCTTGTTGGGAAACTTGGCGGTACGCGCATCGACGGTCCGCTGCTTCCAGCGGTCGCGATCGCTGCCGAACACGATCCTGTGAAACTTCCCCTGATTGCGGGTAGGATTCCCCCAGGCAAAGATCATCGGCTCGCCGTCGGTCAATCCGCCTTCGGCGGCGTTCCAGATCTCATCGGGGATCGCGCTTGCCTCATCGAACAGATACCAGGATGTGGACTGCGCGGCATGCTGGCCGTGGAAGGCCTCGGAGTTTTCCTTGCGGCAGGTCTGCGCGCAGACGAACCACGAGTCCGGCGCGCATTTAGCGGAGATCTTATCCGCTCCGATATCGAACCAGTGCGCGGTGATCGACATGCGCGTCCACTTCACGATGGTGGGCCATGTCTTGGTTTCGAGTTGCGGGAAGGTATTCGCAGTCACCGTGCCGATCGAATTCGGCCGGGTACTGAGAATCCAGTTCGTGATCCATCCCGCAACGGTCGATTTCCCGATGCCGTGGCCGCTAGACACAGCCTCACGGATGGGCAGCACCGGGTTAGTCCCATCGAAGCACCGGAGACGCGCTTCGCGGCCAATATCGATCAACAGATCCTTCTGCCATGCGTCCGGACCGTCGTATTCTGCCAGCGGTCCGCCGGCTTTCTTCCAGGGATAAGCGGCAACCACGAAGCGGTAGGGATCGTAGATGAAGGTCGCCATGTATTCGGCGAGCTCGCGGTCAAGCTTCAGTGCCTGTCCGGTCATTGCGTTCGAGCGCAATTACACGCGCACGTGCTTCGTTGAGAGCGTCCCGGATGGAGATCTCGCCGGTGATATCGATAGAGGCGCGCTCGCGGTACAGTTCGGGGCGGAAGCGTTTGAGCAACGCCAGCAGCAGCGGTGTATCGCCCTTCATCGAGCGCCGGACGGCTTCGTCTTCGAGCATCTGCCCGACATGCTTGCCGGCGGCCTCGAAAGCAGCGCGGTATTCCGGATCGGTATCGAGCAGCTTGTAATGCGTCAGGCGGGAGATGCCCGCCTTCTCGCATGCGGGACCCACACGGCCGCAAGTGAGATACGCACTGATGAAAGCGATGATGGTCTTCGTCCGGTCCTTCACCGGGCGATTTTTTTGAATGTCCATACGCCTTGAGGATTATCGGGGGTCTCGCGGTTGTGGGAGTACTTCTGGTTGGTGGGCGCCCGCTCGCTCGCCACGAGCTCGAAGTTTTCGTGAGTGGCGATCAGGGCGCGGATGCGCCGCTTCGTGCCGCGGGGAACGACGCTGCCGGCGGCCAGCATGCGTTGTGCCGCCGAACAAGACACATGGCCGAGAAAGGTATCGCCGATGCCGTAGACGGGCAGCAGATTCAATGGCGCGGGCATGGGGGAACGGGGGAAGAGGTTGGGAGTCCGTTTTTAACGTGGTGTCCGAGCCCACGAGCGCGATCCCATCTGAACGCGATGCGGTTGTCGGTTCACTGTAAACTGAAAATCCGAATGGTGTCAATCAGAAGCGGACTTATTGCTGTCGCCTGACCGGTGGCCCCGCTTTCGGCAACCGGCTAGCGCACGGTCAAGCTCGGTGCCAAATTGCGCGAAGTTGATCCCCAGGGACAGGAGTAATTTGTGGATGGTCTCGAGAGTCGGATTTCCCAATCCCCGTTCTATGCTGCTCATGTGGGACCGCGCCACGCCTGCCTCGATCGCTAGCGTCTCCTGAGCGACTCCGCTCTGCTCCCGCAGGCGGCGCACAGTCGCGGCCAGGGCTCGCTGCAAAACCCTGGCCCTTCGACTGGGCTCCGGCTGTTCCTTTGTCATACTCCGAACATTACAAGCTGTGATGATTTTTGCCCACGCAGTTAAACAGCACGCTTTCTATAGGTCAGTGGAACACCGGCCCGCAAAGCTATCTTTTGATTTTGATAGGAAACCGGCGGATGCGCACCGCGCGCGCGTGGTGCAATTCCATCGCCTGAAGAGGACGGGCGTTTCCCGGAGTAACTACTAGCAGCCCCAGGACACCTAGACCCCGCGAAGGCCCCTTAAAGGGCGCATCAGGGGCGCTCGGCGAAGGTACTTAGCCGCATTTAAGCATACATTGAACGCACGTCAAAACTATCTCCTGGCGTATGCCTTGGAGTATGCCTTAAAGGGCCCTCGAAAGTAAGGCTATCTTCTTTCAAATAAAGCACTTGACAGCGACTACGGTAGATCATATTATCTGAACTACCTCACGGCGTGCGCCACACAGTAAGTCAGCGCGGCGCACGACGGAGGTGACCGTGACCGATCCCCAGGAAGGAGGGGTGTGCGCGGAGATGAAAAAACCACTCGGCCTCAATGAAGTCCGCAGGAACTACACTTTCAAAATTGACCACGTCACCGAACTCAAAAAAATAGCCGACGATCGCTCGACCACCCTGAAACCAGTAACGATCTCGATCGTTCTCGAGGAGATCATTGGCGACTACCTGGCAAAACGCGAGCACCCGCTGACCAGCGCCAAGCCGTTGATCCGCAGAGCTACCTGAGGAGAAGAGGTAACGGCGAATGAACGCTTTCGAATTAGCCATCGTCCGGGTAGCGCGCCAGTACGAGCAAAAGCTCCGGAACCTCTCTGGAAAATTAAGCGACGCGGAGCGGCGCCAAGGCGAGCGGGTTTTGCGGTGGGCACAGGCAATTCTCGAGAAGAGGAATCAGCAGAGGGACCCCCGATGAACAATCTCGAACCTCTCTGGCAGATCGAAGAAGAACTCCGCGCGCTGGTGGATTCAGTCGAAACCTGCCCGGAGGGCGCACTGCAGGCGTAACTCGAGGAGCGCATCGCCCGGTACGTGGGGGCGGAAATCGAGAAGGTCGACCGCATAGGCGCCGTGCTCTCCTCGCTCGACGGCGTCGCGGCGAACGCCAAGACCGAGATCGACCGGCTACGCGCGCGGCAGCAGTCGGCCGAGCGGGCTCGCGCGCGTCTCGAGGATTACGTGCTGCGCGTGCTCCGCGAGCGCGACGGCCAGCCGCTCAAGGGCCGCAACGTTACGCTTTCGGTGCGCCACAGCGAGGCGTTGATTATCGACGATCCCGACGCTGTGCCGGCGGAATGGAAGCGGACTACGGTTTCGGTGGACATCCCCAAGGATCCGGTTAAGAAGGCGATCAAGGCCGGCGAGGACATCCCCGGCGCGCATATCGAACAACGGGAGAGCCTGCGAAGGAGATGAATCATGATCGACTACAGCCGCATCCCCGAGAGTACCATCGAGACTCTTATCGCCTGGATCGAGAGCGGGCGGCCCATGGGCCATTTCTGCGAGGCCGTGGTCGCGAACGATCTGCGCGAGGCCTGCGCGCGCGCAGATGAACGTAACCGTCATGCGCTCTTCGAAATCGTGGCATGGCTTTACAACCATGCGCCTATTGGCTCGTGGGGATCGCCCGCAGTCCTGAAGACATGGCCCGAACTATTAAGGAGCTATCGGGACGGCCTGGTCCCTGAAAGGAGATAAGCCACATGGAAAGCATGCGAGAAATTCTAGGCGGCCAGAAGATGCAGATCATCGAGCAACTCACCGAGGATCTGCGCCACGCCCACCGCATCATCGACGATCTGCTGTGCGCGAGCGGGCGTCCCGCGGTGTGCCTATCCTGCGCCCGGCCGGTCGTGCTCATCTGCAGCTTTGACTGGGCCACGGAGCGGGAATTTAACTATAACGGCGAGCCGCACCGCTGCGCAGACCCGCAGGAGATACCCCATGAGTGACGGAGCAGTCGCCACCCCGCAGCCGGAATACACCCGCGAACAGATTGACCTGCTCAAGCGCACGGTGTGCAAGGGCGCGACCGATGATGAACTGCGCCTGTTTATCAATACGTGCAGGCGTACCGGACTCGATCCGTTTGCCCGCCAGATCTACGCGATCAAGCGGTGGGACACGCGCGAGAAGCGAGAGGTCCTGCAAGCCCAGACCTCGATCGACGGATTCCGCCTCATCGCCGATCGCAGCGGTAAGTACCAGGGCCAACTGGGTCCGTTCTGGTGCGGGGTTGACGGTGCCTGGCGCGACGTCTGGATCGATGACGAAGAGCAGCCGATAGCGGCCCGCGTAGGCGTTCTGAAAACCGGTTGCACCGAGCCGTTCTGGAGTGTCGCGAAGTATTCGGAATATGTGCAGGTCGACAGGGACGGCAACGCCGTTGCTATGTGGCGCAAGATGCCGGCCAACCAGTTGGCCAAATGCGCAGAAAGTTTAAGCCTTCGCAAAGCATTCCCGCAGGAGATGAGCGGTCTCTACACGGGCGATGAACTGCCCGCGCCCGAACCTGCGGCGGAAAAACCGTGGCGCACGTTCAAGGAGATGCTGGACGTGTTCGCCGAGGCCAAAAAGCAGTTGGGACCGGACCGCGAGAACGTCTACTACGGACACCTTCAGATGGCCGGCGTCAAGCACGCCAACGAATTCCGCGATTCCGCTAAAGCCCAGGCCACATACCACGCATTGCAGGAGGCCATCGAAAATTTTCCGCAGGCAGTCGAGGAGAACCCGGCGGCGAAGTGACCCTCGGCTGCGCGGTCTGCGGTTCATCGAATATCGAAGAGATGGAAGGTTCGATCCGGCAGGGCTACCGTTGCCTGGAGTGCGGAACGATTGAGGAATTATGATCGACTGGCTGATCCTTCTGGCAGGCGCGGCAGCCGCGGCGGTGTTGGGCTATCGGTGGCGGCGCGAACGCCGCCGGCGCCGTATCCGGGGCCAGTTGCGGCATATCACGGGAGCGGAGCAATGGTGGGGGAAACGATGATGCAGGTTACAGATTGGCGTGAGCATGTCAGAGAGGCGGAACGCCTGCTGGCGCTCAGTCAGGCGCCGAAAGGCGATCGCACGAATGCCATATCGTACCTGTACAAAGCGGTCGTCCAGATCACCGTGGCCTTGAACAAACTGGAGACGCGTGATGATGTCTGAATTCCCTGAGTTCCTCCAACCCGATTTCCTCGAGCGGCACTACACGATTCCCGAACTGGCGGAACGGTGGCACATGTCGAGGACCCAGGTACGCGAGTGGTTCAAGGGAGAGCCGGATATCATCCGCTGGGGAACGGGCCGGCTGAACAAAAACCGCAAGCGGACGTACGAGAGCCTGCGGATTCCCGAAAGCGTGGCGCGCCGCGTTTACGAGCGCAAAAAGGGAGACCAACGTAAACCATGATTGACGAAAAGGCTTTACACCCGCTCGATGCGGTGCTCACTGACATGCACCTCGCACCCTCCGGCTTGGAGTTTCCGCCCGAGGGCTGGACCGTCATCCAGAGCTGGGGTCTCGGTTGGGCGCTGCGCGAGAAGACAAGCAAACTGCGCGTGCTCATCGACGCGCGCGAAGTGGAGGGTTCCTGGTGGCTGCACGTGAGCGCCTCGCGCAAGGACTGGACACCCAGCCACGACGACATGAAGCGTGTTAAGCAGGCCTTCATCGGAGACCGCTACGCGTACATGGTGTGGCCGCCCGAGGAATACTACGTCAGCCTCCATCCCCACTGTCTGCATCTCTGGTCGAAGATCGACTCCGCGCAAGGGGCGGTGCTGCCGGAGTTCAGCGCGTACCTGCGGGGGATCGGAAAAAGCATATGAGCTCGGCTTAAGCCGCGTAGTTGAGCTTGCGCGTGGCTTGCGCCATGCGTTCGATGTAGCCGGGGATGAGATTGAGGTAATGCTTTTGCGTGATCCGCACATCCGAGTGGCCGAGCATCTGGGACACGGTGAAGACATCGACTTCTGCGGCGAGGAGGGTGAGCGCGAAGGTATCGCGGAAGCGATGACAGCCGCCCTTCACACCGGCGAGGGCCAGCACCTTGTAGACCAGACGAGTAGCTTTGTCCAGGGCGGCATCGTAAATCCCGGGTGCGAGATGCTTCTCGAAATGCTCGCCGTTATAGAGCGCGTGCAAGGCATCGTGGTAATCATCATCCCGGTCCGGCTGAAAGAAAAAGACGCGCGAGTCCGGAAGCTTGCGGAGCGCATCGACCGCGGCCGGCTGCAGTTCCGGGGCGAGACCGATGCGCTTCGAGGTCTTGATCACGCGGTAATCGAGGACGCCATCCGGGCGCAGTGCATGCCGCGTCGCCCACGTCGCGTCCGAAATGCGCATGCCGCTATAAAGCAGCAGCAGGATGAGGGCGCGTCCGCGGTCGCGTTCGGGGTGAGGCAATCGTTCCGCGGCGTCCAGGATGGCCGCGATCTCGGCTTTACTGTAGGCGCGCCGTGCGTATCCGCTGGGACGCTCGACGTTCTCGACATGCTGCGCCGGCGATTTCCGCAGCCAGTCTTTTTTCACGCAGTAGTTGAAAAACACGCGCAGCTGCGTCAGCCGGGCATAGCGCGTCGAGGCTTTCCATTGCTTGCGGCATTGATTGAAGTATTTCTCGATGAATTCGCTTCTGACATCGCGCAGATCGAGGACGCCCTGCGATTTCGCGTACGCCTCAAAATGCTCAATGGCAATAATATAGAGATCCTGCGTATGCGTGGATTTGTCCTTCTTCACCGAGAGGAACTGTTCAATCGCATCTGCAATCGTAAGCGCGCCCTCGTCCGGAACCAGGCGCAGTCCGCCGGGATCGTCGTCAGGCGGATAGAGGCGCCGTTCGATGATCTTCTCGGCCTCGCCCAGGGATCGTGTGTGCAGCGCTTCGCGCACGTATTTGCCGTGAACGCGGCCCTGGCACCAGAGGGGACACTCGCAGCGGCGGAGTTCGTTCTGGGGCTCGCGGCAGAGGGGAGCATGGCGGCGGTAGGGGCTGAGGTAGTGGGTTCGTTGCTTGCGGGGCAGGCGCATGCTGCAAATATAGCACCTGCTACCACTATTTTGTACGGTGTGTGTAAGTTGTTGACGCTACACGCGAATTATAGTAGAACATCTTGTTTCTATCTAACTGATTCCAGACAGTTAACTATATCTGTCAAAGACATAGAAACCATAAAAGCCACAGAAACCGGTATTGATTGTACAAGTTTGTACAGGAGCGCGTTATGAGCCGCTTCGTAGAGTGGCACGGCAAGCTCTGGGGGCGCTGCTTCTTCGATCCGTGGCCCGATCTTCCGCCGGATACCTGTCCGCTCTGCGGAGGCCTCGGCGTAGTTCCGGAACAGATCGACGAGGAACGCTTCGACGTAGCCGTTCCCTGCTGGGTGTGCAAGATGTGGTGCGAGGTCTGCCGCGACTGGGTAAAGCGGGAGGGGCATGAGTGCCAGAAAGGAGAGACGGATGAGTAAGAAGGAACGATTAAAGTCCTACACGCCCGAGATGGGCAAGGAATAACCGATGACCACGAACAACAGTACCGACGCCATGCCGGATGACTCAAATCACCCAGGTAAGCACATCGATCCCAAAACCGGCATCTGGCCGATGTCGGAATGGGGTCCAGAATGCGCGCGGGGATTTGTGAGCGACGAGCGTTTCGCGCGCACCGGCGACCGCGTCATCAAACGGACGAATCGGCAGAGCACACGAAAATGGCGAAAGATCTAATGCGCGCGCTCAGCGTACGTCAGGCCGCCCGCTGCGAGACCGCCTTCTTCGACAAGTGCCGCTGCCGCTGCGGCGGTAAGTTTCACGGCGCGCGGCGCGTGCTCGACGCGGACCGCGAACTCTTCGAGGCGCTGCCGGAAGACGATCCGCACCACGTGCGCCCGAAAGCGGAGAAGAAGCAGCGTGGCCAGATCGTTCGCGAGTGGGCCAAACAACTGGCGCAGCGCCATCTCTGGGAGGAGGAGGCCTGATATGCGCGACATGAAGCCGTGTTGGTCGTGTGGAGCGCAGAACGAGTCATGCTTTGACGGCTGCGAATGCGCCAAATGCGTTGACCCCGCGGACTACGAGGAGTGGAAGCAGAACAATCCCGAAGAATATGAGGCTTGGCTGGATCGCAACACGGAGGACGAGGAGGACGACTGATGGATGACGGATTCCGCTTACGTCCGCCGGAGTTCAAGCTCGCCGAGAGCGACGTGGTGCGCACGTCGCTTGAAATGCTGCGCTGGCACGGCTACTATCCGCTGCGGCTGCAGTGCGGAAAATTCATCCTGCCCGACCGGGCGGTGGTGGAGGCCTGCCGCCGGGTACGGGTTCCCGTCCGCTGGATGGAAGGGAACGTGGCGGGAACGCCCGATTATGCGCTGCCGCGCCTTTTTTTCGAATTCAAGCGGCCCGGCGGCAAGCTGCGCACGGCGCAGGAATCGAAGATCGCCGAACTGGCCGAGCGCTCGATCGAAACCTTGATCATCAGCGATCCGGACGAGTTGGCCCGGTGGCTCGCCCGCAATCCCAGGCCTTGAACGATGGCCATGTGGGTTCGTGTTCCATTACCGGTTCACGATCCGACCGTCGGATCGGTCCACGCGTTGCCGCCGGAATGGATCGCTTCCCCCCCGGAAACGGAAAAGCAGATCGCCGAGTATTTCGATGCGCAGTTCGGCGAGCAGTTTGAGATCTGCCGGGAGGTTTGGCTCAAAGATCCGCTCGCACGGCGCCTCCGCATCGATCGGGTCTTGAAAGAACGCCAGGGCCGGGTCGGCGGACTGTGGGGCGTCGAGCTGAAACGGTTGCCGCAGGCCAACGACGGCTTCACATGCTTTACCACCAGCCTGGCGCAAGCGGTGGACGAGTCACAGTCGCGCGTCGAATCCGACGTTTTCGGCGCAGACAATGCCGATTGGTTCGGGCACTTGTTGCGATTCACCTTTATCTTCCCGTGCCCATTCCGCACTTATGAGTTCGAGCTCGCGGGCGAGCCTGTCGGCATCGGCGAGTCCTGGGCTCAGGGCGCCTTGAAGCTGGCCGCCAAATTCGGCGTGGGAGCCATCTCCTACTCAACCAGACGGCACGACTGGGGATTCTTTCTGGCCGGCCATGCCATCTATTGGCTTCGTGAAGGGCCGACCGACCTTGCACACAAACACGCAGTAGCCCTACGCAGAGGGTCAAACAGATGAAATTGCAATACCTCGAGATTCCCGAGGAACTACGCGCCCTTGCCAATTGGATCGTATGGCGGATCGAGAAACGCGCCACCAAAAACGGCACGGTTCGCGAAACCAAAGTTCCGTACTGCGCCCGCTCGAACAGGATGGCGAAGTCCAATGAGCCCACCACATGGTCCGGCTTTGGGGATGCCATGGCTGCTCTCAAGCGGGGGTATACGGGTCTGGGATTCTGCCTGACGCCGCCCTACGTAGGCGTGGATCTCGACGGCTGCCGCGTCCAGGGCGGCGAGGAGCCATGGGCCACAGAGATCATCCGCGAACTCGACAGCTATAGCGAGCT